CGTGGATGCTGCCCGTGCCGAGCCCGAGGATGCCTTGGATGGGCTCGATGTTCACGCCGTGCGCGAACATGCGGATGGGCACGCTCTTGGGCGGCCGCGGCTGCGCATTCGGGTCGCCCTTCATCCACTCGGGCATCGGGGGCGGGGGAGGCGGCGGCATCTCTTCGATGGCGCGCGCTTGCATGATCGCCTCTGCCGGACCGCCGCTCTCGGGGTTCAGGCTGTTGGCGAGCGAGAGCGCGCTCTGCCGCGTCTGCTCCTGCTCCTGCAGGAACGCTTGCTGCTCCTGCACGCCCTGCTGGTAGCGCTGGAGCTGCTGTTGCTCAAACTCGAAGCGGCGCTTGTCGTAGTTGTCGACGCGCTCGTGAATCTGTAGCGCGAGCACGGTCTGCGTCTCGTAGTCGAGGATGACTTTGCAGTAGCGGTCGCGCTCCTCGGCTTCTTCGGGGTCTTCCTCGGGGCCCGCTGCCTGCGCGGGCGGCAAGTTCAGCCAGCCCTCGTATTGGATGATTCTGTACTGCCCCTTCTGGTACGCCGACGAGTCGACGCCCGTGCTCTTGTCGACGGCGGCGCGCATGTCGCTGGTGATGTTGCCCTCGTCCCAGTCGGGCGGCAGATGCTTCAGCGTCGTCGCCACGTCCTCCCACGCGCCCTTCATCTTCCGCAGCTCGTGCGGGTCCATGAAGATGACCTTGGCCACCCATGACACATCCGAGAAGTCGGGCATCGTCGAGACGTGCGTGTTGGCGCACACGAACTCGTTCGCGGTCAGAATCTCGTGGCGGTTGTAGCTGCGCTGCGGGTCCCAGTAGCTGTGACAGACGATGTCGCCGAAGAGATCGTAGATGAGCAGGCCACGGTGCCCGAGCTCGCGCTTGAAGTCTTTGATGCGCTTGCGAATCTGCCAGTTGCCGTGGAGCGACAAGAGCTTCGCCGTCTGCTCGTCATCGGGCCCGATGGGCGTCACGCCGAAGACGTTGGTCCAGTTGCCGAACAGCTCGTATGCCTGGCGGTAGGCCATGCGGATCGTGTTCTCCATCAGGATGGGCACGTGCGCGTTGGCCATGTGCTCGAAGGGCGACTGCTTGGGGTCGAGCGTGCCGGCGAAGAGCTTCCAAATGTCCGCCATGCTCTTGCGGTACTTCTCGGTCGCCTCCCATGCGGCGTCGAAGTCGGTGATGCACTTGTCGGCCAAGCGCTTGAGCGCCTGCTGCCCCTCGGGGTGCTTCTTGAACGTAGCGACGAGGTTGATCTCGTTCTCGTCGTAGCTGAAGCTTTCTTCAGCCTCGGTTTCCTGTCCCGCCTCGAAAACGCTCTCGTCCTCGGGCTCGCCTTCGCGGATTTCTTCAGCCATGTTCGCTCCGGACCTCGGCCAAGCCGAGAAATAACTCGAGAGTCTTCACGCGCGCTTCAGCGGCGCTGCGCTCCATGCTGACGGCGGCGCACGCTGCCGCGCAGTCTCCGCAGCAGCGGCATTGCCACCCGTCGGCGTGCTCACGCGGGTCGGGGCACGGGTGCCGCTCCTGCGTGCACGCCTTGCGCTCGACGACGGGCAGCCGGTGACAGCGCCTGCCGGCGCACGGGATGCAACTGAAGTCAGGCACGGATAATCTCCAACAGGTCCGCCAAGAACGCGCGCGTCCGCGGCGTCCGTGCCAGGCGCTTGACGATTTCGTCTTCCAGACGCTGGAGCTTGCGGCGCAGCGCCTCGTTCTCAGCTTCCATACCCAAAGCTCCCCGTAGCCTTCTGGGCTGGCTCATCGTTGTCGTTCGCGCTGTCCCGATCCATGTCGTGCAACTGCATCGAGATGCTGCCTCGCCCGCGCGAGGCCCTGGCGACGGCATACCCAAGGGCGTCCAGCCAGTGCTTAAGCGGGCTCTTCTTGTCAGGCGTCGTGCTGTCGTTCGCGTCGATGCCGATGCCGGCCAACATCTCCGCCGTCTTCTTGCAATTCTTGAAGAGCACGAGCCCCGGGCGCTTCGTCTGGTCGTAGTCGCGCAGGCGCTCGCTGATGCGCTCGCTGTTGCGCTGGACGCTGGCCTTGTCGGCCTGCTGCCAGAAGACGCCGTGCTCGGCGAAGACTGCCACCTTGCTCTTGCCGCTGTCGCCGCGCTCTTCCCAGAGCTGCGTGTCCGCGACGCCCGAGAGACGGCTGCGGCGCTCGCGCTGGTTCCAGAAGCCGAAGCGCGTCTCGATCTCCATCACGCGCTTGGCGACCTCGTGGTCGCGCATCATCTGGAAGGTGAACTCGTAGAACTGGTAGAGGTTCTCATCCGGGTCCATGGCGTACCAGCCGACCACGCCGGGAGCCTTGTAGCCCCAGTCCATCGAGCGGAACTTGGGCCAGTCGCGCGGAATCTTGAAGGGCTCGATGAGGTGGACGCCGGGGTTGTAGTCGTCCTCGAAGTAGCCGCCCTCTGCGCTGTCCCAGTCGCCGTAGAGGTAGCGGGCCCGCATGTGCGAGGGCTTGCTGAGTAGCTTGACCTTGTACTGCTTGACGAATCCCTTGTCGGGGTTGTCGTCGAGCGTCGCCGGCAAGAAGAGCCGCGTCTTGTAGTTGGTCTCCCCCGTCTGCGGGTCGTGCACCTTGATGCGGTGAATCACGCGCCCCTTGGGCTCGGGGGTGACGAAGCGCTCCTTGAGCCAGCCCGGTGTGGGGTTGCTCATAAGGCGCGTCGCCAGGAGGTGTCTCAGCACCGGGTCGGCGCTGCGCACGCGCGCGTCCAGCTCTTCGTGCTGCTCTTCGAGCATTTGCCCGGCCTCATCCTCGCCCAGCCAGGTGTACTGCTTGCTGAGGTAGTTGATGTGGTCTTTGGGCTCGCGGCAGTGGCCGAAGGTGTACTTGAAGCCGCTCGTGAACTCCCAGCGGTGCAGCTCCTTGTTGTAGACGGCACCAGGGTCAAACTGCGGGAACATGCGCGTCGCGCGATCGATGGTCTCCTGGAGCATCGGCATCGTGCGGCGCATGTGCAGCGCATGGCCCTCGCTCTCGCCGGGGCGGATGGGGTGAGCGCGGCAGAGGTCGGCAATCCACCCAGGGAGCTGGTCCAAGAGCTGCCCCGTCGCGCGGGCGTGCTCGACGACGGCCTGCTTGACGATAGGGTCCCAGAGCAACGTCAGCGACTTGCCGGGGCCTGCGGAGCCTCCGCCGAGAACCTCGTCGCACGTCGACTCGTGGAACGCCGTGCTCCAGGGGCTCGGCTCGTACAACGATCTGTCGAGCATCAGCCGAAGTCCGAGAAGGAGAGGTCGGTAGTTTCCTTGCTCACGTCCATGCACAGCTCAGAGGCGAAACCGATGGCGCGCTTCGCCTCCTCGATGGTGACGTGCGCCTCGGAGAGGCCCTCGTGCTGGCCCCGGAGGTAGCCGAGGGCAGCCTGATATCCGCTGCCGATAGCCCAGTACTCCGCGGTGAGGCGCATCAGCGCCCCCGAGCTGGCGATATGATACAGATCGCCGGTGCCGCAGACGACCAGGGCTTCGCCTTCGCCGGGGTGAGCGCGGAAGACCGCGGTCAGCTCTTGGATGGCGTCGTCCTCCACGGCGCGCACGGTCTTGTCATGGAGCACGGCGCTGCCGCACGTAGCCCACATGATCTTGATGCGCCCCGCCGCCGCCGGGAGCGCCCAGTGGCAGAGCTTGGACGTGTAGCAGGGAACACGGGTTAGGTCCGTGAAGCTGTGCGCCACGTCCGCCACCATCCAACCGTCGCGGTGCCCGATGATGCAGGTCATCAGCCTCCTCTCTCAGCCGAGAGCAATACGCGCGCGCAGGCTGATAGTAAAGCGCTATCGATTGTCACCGATGCATAGGGTGAACCTATTGGACCGCGCGCGCCAGTCGTGTCCCTATCGTGGCCATGACAGAGAGAGTGACGGGGCACCCGGGGCGGTATGACTACGTGTCGATCGGGGCGCTCGAAGAGACGGAGGCGGCAGCGGTTGTGGTGATGGTCATCGGCGGCAAGAAGGGCGACGGTTTCTCCGTGTCCTGCGCGCCGGAGGCTTCCGAGAAGGTGCGCGCGGCGCTGCCTGAGATGTTGCGCATCGTCGCCGACGCCATCGCGGGGAGCGCGCCCGACGGCGCGCGGGTTACGACGCGGGGCGGGTCACCCGGGAACTGAGGTACTCGCGCACGACGCTCATGAGCCCGGCATCGTAGGGAACGTCGGTGAGCGCGGGCTTCTCCCAGTACCTGAGCGGCTCGTTGCATTCGTACGCTCGCAGCGCCCGGTCGGCGTAGAGCGCGACGAGGTACATCTCCTCATCGCGCAGGGGGCCCGGCTTCAGCTCGTCGGGCTCCCATTTCTCGCTCTTCTGCGCGATGCGCTCGCTGCCGCGGTCGAGATAGACGATGCGCAGCTCGGGGCCGTTCTGACAGACGACTCCGCGCTGCCCGTCGTTCAGGCGCACCATCCGTTTGCCGGGCGTCATAGCTCAGAACGGGATGTCATCGTCACCGGCGAAGACGGGCGTCGGCGTGCCGCTGCGAACCTTGGCTTTCGCTTGCTGCTGCCTGGAGTCGGGCACTTCGCCTCTTGCCGCTCGGATGAGAGCGGTGCCGAGCGCTTCGAGCTCCCCGGCGCGCACGTTGAGCTGTTGCCAGCACTTGCCGCTCGATGCGGACGGCTTAGCTTGCGACCAGCGCCACTTTTGGTCCTGCCCCTGCCAGCAGAGGCGCAGAGTGTAGGTCGGCTTGCCCTGATACTCGCCTTGCTCGAGGCGTAGCTCTTCTTTGCGGTCGCCGAAGCTCCTGTCGAGCGCGGCGAGGATGGTGGGCTCTTCGAATTGACTCATGGGTCTAGATCTCGCACTTCGTAGGTG